CTAAGCATCCTCGTACACCATCTTCAGGGCGTACGAAATCTGTAGAGGCACAGCAGCGGGATCCCAGGTCGATCCGTCCGCTGGCACAGGCACAAACATGGCGTAGAGACCACGAGAAACCGTGTCGCCAGAAGAAGGGCCAATAGCCTCGGCAAAGTACCGAACTAGCTTAGGCACCATCTTAGTGATATCTAAGTTGAAATTAACATTCAACTTGAAATCGTTGTTAGCCATATTCACCGGGCCAATAGTGCCGTCGGCGTACTGGTTGCTAGACGCGCGACCTAGCTTAAAGATCCGCGTAGCAAGCACCCTATAGTGCTGATTGTTGGGCTCCGCCCACATCGATACCAACTCTGGTTCGATTATTTGTGATTCTCCATTGAACTGGAAGAAATCGGCGTAACTCGTAACCGCAGGCTTGATAGTCGGCGAAGACCGGCGATAGAAGAGAAACATCTTCACTTGCATCGGCTTCACGACAGGATTCGTGAGCGAGTGATATCCGAGAGGAATCAGCGTTCCCTTGAACGTTAGCTTCTTAATTCGGATGGTATTGCCGATGCGTTGACCGGCGCCAGGGCCCTGAACCACCTTGAGTGCGGCGAGTGTGCCGTCGCTATTCGCCGGAGCCAACTTGATAACGTTAAAGTCGTTGAAGAACGCCGTGTTATTGGGGGCCACGAGATTGCGGCCCTGGTTCAGTACATCCACGTACTTATCCTCCGTAGCCTTATCAATCTCACGCTTAATCATGCGCTTAATCGTAGGCTTTCTCACTCCCCTTCTCTTGTACACGCGGCGCTTGGGGGCACGGCGCTTGTAGTTTTTCTTTCTGTATGCCATTTTCCTATACAGAAAGTTGTGCGTCCATCTCTTCATCCGTGAAGAGGTACTTTTGGGGTATGGCGGTAGGATCCACCCAACCCGGTTCGCCGTAAGCAGCAGGGTAGTAGTACACCTTAAAGCGACGTTCGATCGCCTTTAAATGTATGGGCTTAGCCCGAGGAAAACAGTCGGCAATCGACTCGTTTGAGGTGAAAATAAACCGCTTAGGGCGGATATTCAACACCTTGTAATTAACCTTGACCTGGAAGGGATCGAGATCACACCAGGTCTTAATCTCCTGTTGCTCGGGAACAGTACGTTCATCGACGTCATCACATATGACGACCTCCTCATCGTTGTAGTTGTTCCAACCAGCCTTCGAATTCCATTTGAAGGCACCTGGGATCTTACGGCAATAATGAGTCTTGCCGCTAAAAGGCTCGCCGTAATGCCACTCGAATGAAAGCTCATCGAGTGAAGCAAGTTCGCGTTTGCGTTTGCGAGCCTCGGCAGCGTACTCGAAGTTCCGTAGATTGAACTCCGCGCTGGCGTCCATTTGCTGGCCATTCATACAGGCGAGAATATTACGTTCATAATACTCCTCACCCTTTTGGCCTTTGGCCTCATCGGTAAGGGGGGCGACGCCGAGGACGACGCCCTCCGGATGCGCGGGATCGCGCGTCTCACTCTTCTGACAGTACTTATCCAAGGCTTCTACATTCTGCGCTAGCTCCAGGTGGATCTTCTCCAGACCAATGTCCGCCTTAAGCTTAGGCCAGGTCTGGTTATCCCGCATGTAGAGACACCCTTGGAGATGACGTCTTCCAGTCGTGGGGCATATCTCGTAATTAAATACTAGGCGCTTTACCCACCCGTTTGGACGGTCGAATAAGCCCTTGATATGCGCCACGATTTCATCGTCATAGTCGTGATACGTCCAGCAGAAACCGCGTTTCTTGGTTATCTGGCAAAAGCGGTTAAACTGTGCTTTTGGGGGCATGGTGATTTTGATATATCAAATATCACGAGGGGTCTAGAAATTCTAAGAGACCCCTCGAGTAATGTGAACGCACAATGTTATTATTATGCTTACAGTCATCCTAGGTCAAAAACCAGGAATGACTCCACGGCTCCTCAAGGCTCCGTCCATCGCCTACGGCGATGGACCCCCCCTTGAAAGTCCCGAGCTCGCACTCCTGACGCTTTTGAGCTCCCAGGAGGCAGAGCAATGTGAGCCTTCGGCCACCAGTTATTAGCGAGAAATTCACCTTCTCA